GTTTGCCAAATTCCCCAAGATCAAGGTGATCAAGTCAGCACTGCTGTTCGTGGTGAGCAACGAGTTCGTACAGAAGAAGCACGTTGCCGAGAACGTGCAGTTGTACATGAACAGCGCCACCTTTGACTTAAATCGTCTGAAGAGCGCATTCAAGAACGGGGTGTGGAACCCCGTCACTGGCCCACTGTGCAGGTTCTGCCCGGTGAAAAGTTGTGAGCACAACAGGAGTTAGGTATGCCATACACCAAATCCCCCCGCCCGTATAAGCACGAGTACGAGTTGCAGAAGAAGCGTGGTGAGCACGAGAAGCGCATGGAGCGTCAACGTGCACGCAGGGCACTGGATGCCAAGGGCGTAGACCGCACTGGGATGGACGTATCCCACAACAAAGCGTTCGCTAACGGTGGTTCCAACAAGGACGGCTACAAGCTGGAAGCACCATCAAAGAACCGTAGCCGCAACCTGCATCACAAGGGGGAAAAGAAGTGAAGACTGCTGCGCAGTAAGTTAGTGGGTTTGAGTGTTAGAAGTAGAGGTAAAAATGGACAGAACTGATTACTTGGCAGGGTACACATGGCCCTGCCCCGCTGGGCTCTCGCCCTTCGTGCACCAGAAGGAAACCGCATCTTTCTTGGTGGCAAACCGCAAAGCCTTCTGCTTCAACGAGCAGGGTACAGGTAAGACAGCCTCAGTTATATGGGCTACTGACTACCTGATGAACCTCGGGCTTGTACGGCGCGTGCTGATTGTGTGCCCTCTGTCGATCATGCACTCGGCATGGCAGCAGGACTTGTTTAAGTTCGCGGTGCACAGGCACGTAGATGTAGCTTACGGTAGCTCAAACAAGCGCAAGAAGATTGTCTCTGGCCCAGCCGAGTTCGTCGTCATCAACTTTGATGGCGTGGAGATAGTCAAGAACGAGATCATTCACGGGGGCTTCGACCTTGTGGTGATCGATGAAGCGTCGGCGTACAAGAACGCGCAGACTGACAGATGGAAGACCATGCGGGACGTGATGAAGCACGTCAAAGGTCTGTGGATGCTCACCGGCACCCCTGCTGCTCAGTCCCCAGTTGACGCATATGGGCTGGCTAAGATGGTCAACCCCAAGGGCGTGCCGCTGTTCTTCGGCCAGTTCAGAGACATGGTGATGTACCCGGTGACCCAGTACCGCTGGGCACCGAAGGACTCGGCCAAGTCAATCGTGCACCAAGTGCTGCAGCCTGCCATCAGGTTTGAGAAAGCACAGTGTCTGGACTTGCCAGAAGTAACGTATGTGGATCGAGAAGCACCGTTGACTGCACAGCAGGTGAAGTTCTACAAGGAACTCAAGAACGAGATGCTCATTGAAGCAGCGGACGAAGAGATATCCGCCATGAACGCAGCGGTTAAGCTCAACAAGCTGCTACAGATAGCGTGTGGCTCCATATATACGGACAGCGGTGGGGTGGTTGACTTCGACGCCAGCAGCCGACTGCAAGCGGTCAGGGAGGTGATTGAGGAGGCAAGCCACAAGGTGCTTGTGTTCGTGCCCTTCACGCACACCATCCTCAAGATCAAAGAGTACCTCACGAAGCATGGTATCGCCTGCGACATCATCAACGGGGATGTACCTGTCAACAAGCGCAGTGCTCTGGTTACGGAGTTCCAGACCAAGGAGACCCCCAGAGTCCTCATCATCCAGCCGCAAGCTGCATCCCACGGGCTTACCCTAACTGCCGCCGACACCATCGTCTGGTACGCTCCCGTGACCAGTGTGGAGACCTACCTCCAAGCCAACGCCCGCATCAACCGCCCAGGCCAGCGCAACGCGATGACTGTGGTGCACATCCAGGGCAGTCCTGTGGAGCGCGGGCTGTACGCCATGCTGCGGGGCAACATCGCCAACCACGACAAGATCGTTGAACTTTATCGCCAAGAGATGAACGAAAACACTTGACAAAGTCAAGACACGCTGTACAGTCGAAGACGTGGGCCCACCCACGCAAAACAAGTAGGAGCTAACAAATGCAGGAAGAAGACCAAGGGGTCGCAGCACCCCTTCCTCTAGCCGTCGATAAGGTGGCCGAGGCGTACATCTCGATCCGAGATGCCCGTGCTGAAGCGAAGCGCGTCTTTGAAGCCCAGGATGAAACCCTGGCTGAGCAGATGCGGGAGCTTGAAGCACACCTGCTTGACGTGTGCAAGCAGATCAACGCCGACAGTATCAGAACCAAAGCAGGCACAGTCATTCGTTCAGTCAAAACACGGTACTGGACAAACGACTGGGATTCAATGTACCGCCTCATCCATGAGAGGCAAGCATTCGGCCTGCTCGAGAAGCGACTTCATCAATCCAACATGAAGCAGTTTCTTGAAGAGAATCCAGAGGTCTTGCCTGAGGGTCTGAATCAGGACAAGGAATACACCGTGGTTGTTAGACGTGCAAAGTAAATCAAATGAGCAACATTCAACTCTTTAATCAAGAAGTCCCCGATTTCCTCCAAAACGCTGGCTTGAGTGAACTGACCAAGTCCTTGGTCGGTCGCCCCCGTAACAAGCGTCTGGTGCCCAAGAACGGCATCTGGACGAAGATGGTTGGTGGTGAAGCGATGGGCAAGCTCAAGGGCGACATCGATGTCGTTATCGTCAACGCCGCGCCGCACGTTGGTCGGATCTTCTACGCTACTGCGTGGAACCCCGATGCCGAGCCGACCGCACCGGACTGCTTCTCGAATGATGGCCGCATCCCCGATGCCAAGTCTGCGAATGTGCAAGCCAGCCGCTGTGACGATTGCCCCCAGAACATCAAAGGTTCTGGGCAAGGCCAATCAAAAGCCTGCCGTTACAACCGTTTCATCGCCGTGCTGTTGAAGGACGACTTTGGTACTTCTCTGGAAGGAGAGGTGTACCAGATCAAGCTGGCATCCAAGTCCCTCTTTGGTGACAACGATGGCAATGCGTACACGTTCGAGAACTACACCAAATACCTGGGCAACAACGGCAAGAACGTGGATCACGTTGTGACCCGCATTAGCTTCAACGAGAACAACGACAACCAGTCGGTTATGTTCGCTCCTGTTGGCTACATCAACCGCCAGCAGTATGACGTGGCTCAGCGCGTGGCTAACCTGCCCGCAACCAAGGCTCTGATCGCCATGACACCTTCCCAGGTCGATGGTGTTACCAAGCTGCCCCCTCCGATGTTCAAGCCTGCGATCACTACAGCCGCAGTGACTGATATTGAAGACATCGAGGATGAGCCGCCCAGCAAGCGCCCGAGCAAGAAGTCTGTAGACGCAGACGCAGAAACCCCTGCAGCCAAGAGCAAGAAGGCACTTGCCGACGTGGTCTCCGCCTGGAGTAAGGACGACTGACCATGACCTATGGGTACAGCCAGCGTATGGCGGAGCTTAATCGCTCCGCTGAGCTGGAGTCGATAGGTGTGGCGCTGGGTAGGGAATGCATCAGGATCGGACTCTCCGTCCGTACTGTTGCAGAGGACTTAGGTGTCTCTCGCATGACGATCTACAACTGGTTCACTGGCGCAAGTAAGCCCAGTAAACGGATGGACTTGGTCGTCAAAGCTTACCTAACCGACCTACGCAAGTAACCCATGTGTACTACGGAGCTTCGGCTCCGTGGTGCCCTATTCACTCCAAAAATATGACGAACTTCGACTTGCTCGACACAGTGCTGCCCAAAGAGGGTCGGTACTGCATGTTTGGGAAAGGTCGGTACATAGTCCAGAAGTTCTTTGATACCCGGGAACAGTTAGACGCTGAGGTCAGCAAGCTTGTAGATAACAACTTCGATGCTTACTTTGGCTGCGCCAAGTTCGGTGACGCCAACAACCGTGAGCATGGAAACGCCGAGTACTTCCACGCACTGTGGATGGACATAGACTGCGGCGAAGCAAAGGCTAAGCCAAACGACAAGGGCAAGATCGAGGGGTACATCGATCAAGAGACCGGCCTGAAAGCCGTGATGGAGTTCTGCAAGTCCCAGAAGCTCCCTCGCCCGATCATTGTTGACTCAGGCAATGGCCTGCACTTCTATTGGATTCTCACTGAGGTGGTTCGTCGCCCACAGTGGGAGGCGCTGTCTAAGAGATTCCGTGCGCTGGCCATCGAGAAAGGGCTGATTGTAGATACTTCAGTATTTGAAGCATCCAGAGTCCTGCGCGTCCCCGGCACATTCAACTTCAAGAACTCTCCCCCCAGCCCTGTGGCGGTGATCAGTGGGGAGCATGACGTTACCGACTACGAAGTCTGGAAAGCACTCATCGGTGCCCCAGACGCAGAGATCCCACAAGACACCAGCCATTTGCCCAGAGGCATGAGCCCCCTTCAGGAGGCTCTGATGGAGAACCGGATCAAGCGGTTCAGCACCATCATGCTCAAGTCGGCGGGGGGTAGTGGCTGTCAGCAACTACTGTATTGCTATCAGAACCAGAAGGACATCAGCTACAACCTTTGGCGGTCGGCACTCTCTATTGCCACGCACTGCGTGGACAGGGAGAAAGCGATCCACAAGATCTCAAGCGACCACCCGCAGTACACAGAAGGTGAGACAGAGATTAAGGCTGCAGACATAGGTGGCCCACACCTGTGCACAACCTTTGAAACCCAGAACCCCGGGGGGTGTGACGGGTGCCCCAACAAGGGTAGGTTCAAGTCGCCCATCATGCTTGGTATGGACATCGCCAAGGCGGAGGAACCGGATGACGATGGTGACGGCAGTGATACCGCAGTAGCCACCCCCAAGCTCCCTGCTTTGCCGACGCCCTACTTTCGGGGCAAGCACGGCGGCATCTATCGACTACCGCCCACCACAGAAGACGATCCGGTACTTGTGTATGAGCATGAGCTTCACGTAGTCAAGCGCATGTCCGACCCGGTTCAGGGAGAGGTGGTTTTGTTCCGGCTGCACCTGCCAAAAGATGGGGTGCGTGAATTCACCCTCCCTATGACAACGGTGGTAGCTGAAAGAGAGTTGCGCCCTGCACTGGCTATGCACGGGTTGGTCAGCTTCAGTGATCAGTTCAAACTCATCTACACGTACATCACTACGTGCGTCAAAAACATACAGGTAACCAACAAGGCAGAAATCATGAGAACTCAATTTGGCTGGGTAGACAACAACACCAAGATGATCATCGGGGATCGGGAGGTCACCGCACAGGGCAGCTTCTACAGCCCCCCGTCAAGTACGACCAAGGTCGAGGCGGAGATGATGCAACCAGAGGGTACGTTGGAGAAGTGGAAGGAAATCTTCAACATGTACGCTCAGCCTGGGCTAGAGGCGAACGCATTCGCTGCGTTGACGGGGTTCGGCTCCCCGCTGCTGAAGTTCACTGGGTTGAGTGGGGCGATCATCAACCTCATCTTCCCTGGCTCGGGCTCTGGTAAGTCCACCATCCTGTACATGTGCAACAGCATTTACGGGCACCCAAAGAACTTGGCGTCGATTTGGAAGGACACACTGAACGCCAAGATGCACCGGCTCGGGGTACTGAACAACCTGCCTAACACCATTGACGAAATCACCAACACCACTGCGGAAGAGTTCTCTGACCTTGCTTACAGCATTTCGCAGGGGCGTGGCAAGAACCGGATGAAGGCATCGTCCAACGAGATGCGGGTCAACCTGACAAGTTGGCAGGGGATCACACTTGCTTCGTCAAATGCAAGCTTCTACGAGAAGCTCGGCGCAGCCAAAGACTCGCCCGACGGTGAGTCCATGCGTTTGATGGAGTACGCCATCATGCCGAGCAACATCATCCCAGTGGAGTTGGGCAAGAAGATGTTTGACCACGAGCTGATGGAGAACTACGGCCACGCTGGGGACATCTATGCCGAGTACCTCGTTGGGCACCTCGAGGATGTAATCGACCTACTACGGCAGGTGCAAGCCAAGATCGACCGTGAGGTGCAGTTCACCAGCAGAGAACGGTTCTGGTCGGGCTTAGCAGCCTGCAACATCACGGGCGGCTTGCTTGCTAAAGACCTGGGCCTGCACAACTACGACATGCGGGCTGTCTACAGATGGATGGTCAACATGCTGCAGGGGATGCGTGAAGATATCAAACCCCCGTCTAGCAATGTCGTGACGATCATTGGCGAGTACGTCAACAACAACATGAGCAACGTCCTCGTGGTCAACGGAGATGCAGACGCTCGGACAAACTTGGTAGCGCTCCCCACAATGGAGCCCAGAGGTGAGCTGCTTATTCGCTTTGAGCCCGACACAAAGCGCCTGTTCTTTACAGCCAAGGAGTTCCGGGGCTATTGCATCAAGCGGCAGATCAACTACAAGGGTGTGCTGGAGTCTCTTAAAGAGACAGGTGTATTCATCGGTCCAGGGAACAAGCGGATGTCCAAGGGGATGAAGGTCTACTCACCGCCTGTGCGCATTCTGGAGTTCAACACAGACCATCCCGACTTCGTGAACGTCAATGACGTTCTGGGGGCTGACGATGATAATCGAAACGGTGCAGTACAGAATTAACTGGAAGGCTTTTCACAAAGGAGCTTCCTTCTTTGTACCCTGCATTAACTGGAAAAGAGCCCGTCGCCAAGTGCTTTGTGTAACCGACCGCCTCGGCATGGAGGTCATCATCAAGCCGGTGGTTGAAGAAGGTATACGCGGGTTGCGGGTGTGGAGGATGTAGGCTACACTTTTAGCGCAAGGAAGTCAGTTGCCTTGCTTTCTCCTGATGGAAGTTAGCTCCTT